AATATTTCCACCATATGCCTGCGTTTCAAAACTTTTTAAATACCGCTGTCGGAACACTTCCGTATCTTCGTCATCAACTGCAGGGATAGTCAGCGTTTCAATTTTTGCAGACTGCAGACCTGGTAAATTGTCAATAGGCACAAGCATTCCTGCTTCCTTATTCCCAGAAACACCCGCAGTCTCACAGAGCAGTAGATAACTGCCGGATTTCAACTTTTCCGTTACAGTATAATTGATTCCGTCACAGGAAAATCGATGTCCAATTAGTATTTCCAACGCACTCGGAGTAAATATCCCGCGTACGACCGCTCTTGTTGCTTTATACGGCACAAGTCCTCGTTCCAAAGCACGCTCAATCAAAAACTGACGCTCTGCCGTATCACCAAATGTGTTTTTCATAAACCAATCCAGTGCGGCATACATCAGTTCAAGTTCGATCGATACCGGAGCCGTTGCATCATGTATAATACTGCCTTCCCGTTTATCCACTGAGGGGCTAACGGCATCCAGCATTCTTTTCTCTATGACTTGGCTCGTTTGATCCTCATACATTCCTTACTTTCACACTCCTTTCCATCTCAATATCCCCGAAAATAGAATGAACTACAAAATAACATTTGACATTTCCCTGTTTGTCATACGGCAAATCAAAGCCGTCTACTTTGTTGATACGGTCATCTACCAGCAGCGCTTCTTCTATCCGGCGCGGGATTTCAGGGATAACGTAAGGCATAGGTTTTCCAAATAAATCGGCAAGTTCCACGCCGTAATTCGAAGAATAAATTATGTGTTTATACCGTTCTGTATTTAAGATCTTATAGACGGCTTGCCGCACAGCTTCCAAGTCATCTGTTATTATCCCCGACACCGTTTCCTCTTCAATATTCATTTGATAGGTTTTAGACGGCATGCGTCTCTGGCTGCCCGCAATGGACACGTTGTTAAATTCTTCCGGTAATAATCTCATTTAATCACCCCCCCCACTGACCGTGGACATCAGAATGGTTGTACACACGATTAGCAACAAAAAACAGCTGCCCGCCGGACTGCTGTATCATAACGACTTTCTCTCCGATTTTTAATCCGTTATAGATGATGATCTTCTTCCTCCCTTTATAACCGTGGTCATGGCTGGCATACTCTGCGTATCCACCGCCGCCTGCCCGTTTTTCAGTAATGTGGTTGACTTCAATATCTACTTCAAAATCACGGACATTATCGGAAAGTATCAAAAAATCTTCATCCAATTCATTCTCTCCTACACGGATGACTAAAGGAGTTTCAGATATAACTTCGCCCAGAACGAAATCAGACGGATTCATCCCGCGCACGGTCTGTGCTACAAGAGATTTCAGCACATTCGGCAATTCATCATTGATCATTGATTACACCGCCTTTCAGCGTCAAGTCCATCAGATGTACCTGATTAGAAAAAGTATGGACAACTTTCGTCACCAGTACTTTGTGTGCCAATTCCACATCGCCCAAATTGAGCTTTACGTAAATCATAGAACCTGCACGCACACGGATATCTCCGGCCGCTCCCTTTATGTCCAGTTTCCTACGGACTACGTTATAAAACTTAAGCGTTTGGTTAGCCCGTTCCTGTGGATTTTGGATATTCTTCTGTAGCTTTTCATAATACTGCAGAACGCCCCACTGGTCTTTTTCTTTTGATTTTGCAAACTCATCCGGAGTCATGGGCGCATAGAACTCTTTTCGCTTACCTTCTCCCGCCGCCTGCTTGTCTTCTACTACCAACTTGACCAAGTTATACGTGTCCTTGTCTATGCTGCTTTCATAATCAAAATCTTCTGCGGTTTCATTATCTATGAGAACGGGAACCACCATGTCAATCGGCTTGGAGAGCATGAGTTTTTGGAAATCATCGTAAAGCACATAAACTTCTTTTGTATTGACTAAGGTAATGTCCAGCGCGCCCTGGATAATATCAAAAAGAGTAGCATTATCTTCTACTCTCTTGTCAATCACGAATTTAGTGTCTGCCAATGTTCCAACTTTTAACTGAAAATATTCAGCCAGCCTCTGTATAACCTGCGTAGCAGTCATGTTCTTGTATTGCCAGCTCTCTTTGTTCTTCAGATACCGGAGTTGATCATAAGCAGTGACATCGATACTATTGTCTTTGTTTCGTTTTTTCACAAAAATAAACCCGAAGAAAACAGCTTTATCTCCAACTTTGACCTGCACAGTATCCCCCTCAACAAATTTAAGAGCTTCATCCTTGTATACGGTAAATGTAAACTTCCCCGGTGCTCCACTGATAGTCCATTCAATTTTCGCTCCATCAAATACTGCGGGCGCGTAATATTTATTTTCCGTCTTATTGTGGATGATAACTTCAAACAAATTTCAGCACCTGCCCTTTTATGTTCTTTTCCAGTGGGTTAGTCACCCCGCTGGCGTTGGCCACTGCTCGCCAGTCAAGATTTCCACCAATAACGCCTTTACAGGCTTCCAGCACAGACAATTGATTTGTTATTTTCATCATCGCGGGAACCTGTGTTGTCGGGGTATATCGCGGTTCTTTTACCCGCAATGTTTCCGTACCATCTTCATTCTTCGTCACTTCTACCTCTTTGGTTCCAAAGAATTTATACTGCTTGAGTACAATACTGATATTTAAATCGTTTCCATTCCGGGCATCCTCACCTATTGTATAATTCTCAATAGTGCAAAGCATGTTAGTATTCCACAACTGAGAATAATCAAAACCCATGCGGGTAACGATAAATCGGATAGGATTTCGTGTCTCTTTTGAGGCCTTGAGCGAATCAAGAAACGGTGCCGCTTTCTTAAAAGAAAATGCGTTTCCTAAAGAACCTCCGATACGGGATGAAATTGCCCCCACAGCATAATTGATTAATCCTGTCTGTAGGGATGAATCGTAATTTGCAAAAGGATACCTGCTATTAGGCAGCAAGAAGTCAAATGATATTTCTGTTAATCCGGGCGTCTTGATTAAATTGACTTCTCCTTCATTAATCAGATTGATCGTTTTGTTTTTCCCATTGATTTTTGTATTCATTCTGGGCGGCGGAACGGGCAGCATGGTGTTTCCTAAAAAGAAATAGTAACTCATCGCTGTACCGCCTCCGCTCCGTTTTCTACTGATTCTATCAATACATCATTCAACCGCCGCAAGACACCATCAAAATCATTGCCGCCGGTATCTCCCGCAGTAACCCCGCCTACGTCGATATGAATAGTAGCTGTCGTATATTTATTGACTGCTTCCCGTTCAGCCGCTTCCCGGAGAAAAGCGAAGTCATCCGCCGTGCTGTCTAGAGCATCAGCTGCTCGTTTAGCGTCTTTTGCTCCCTTGCCGGTGTTATCTGCGGTATTCGCCGTGTTATCGGCGATATCCTTGGCATTGTAACCGGGTGCTGCTATTTCAGGCATCTGGAGCGCGTCACTGATACTGTCACCAATTCCTGCGCCGACATTATATCCCCACGCCATTTCATTGGCAGGATCCAGCGTTTTCATCTTATAGCCGGAAAAATCATAACCGCCGGAGATTTCTCTCCTCTCCATCTTGAGAGATTCTGCAGAAAAATCAGTGCTGATTCCAAGCTTACTCATCCCCGGAATCTGCGCAATCATATCAACAATAGCGGCTACCGCCTGCCCCACCAAGTCAACGACACCATTCCAGATATCCGCAAAGAGGTTATAGGTGGCATTCAGTGGATCTATAAAAACGTTCCCGATGAACTCTGCAAGGGAAACAAACATATTCACCGTAAAAGCAACCATATTCCAGATAGAAGAAAACAGCCACATAAAAGTTCCAAAGACAATACCCGTTGCTGATATACTCGTTCCTGCAAAATAATTGACTGCCGCCACCGCCGCATACAGCACAGCGATAACAGCAATAACTGCTCCAACTATCCACGTCAACGGGCACGCATACAGCGCCGCATTCAGACCTTCTTGTGCCACGGTCAATGCGATTAGTGCCACCGTTTCCAGCCCGTCTGCCGCTGTTTTAGCAGCTGTTGATATCGCTGCCAGCGCCATCTGTCCAGCAGAAACAAGCGCCATCGTTCCGACAAATGCCAGATACCCGCCCAGCGCGATAAGTGCCATCTGCATAAGCAGTCCGTGATTTTGCACAAACGATGCCACAGTGGAAATTCCTGCAGTGAACATATTAACAAACTTCTCAACACCGCCGATAACCGCGTAAAGCACAGGCATGATGGACTTAACTCCATTTTTCAGCATGCTGAACATAGAACGGACACCTTCACTGTTTGCCAGACGATTGATACGTTCCGCAATCGGCGCAAAAGATTTCAACACTACATTTTTAAAATCTGTAAAGTGATCGCTCCAGCGTTTTGGCATACTCTCAAATTTATCATTGATTTCATCCATATTTTCAAATATAGCCCGCTTGATGATATCTGCCGTGATTTCCCCCTGTGCAGACAGTTGTTTCAACTCGCCGCGGGAGACCTTCATTGTTTTAGCAATCATGTCCTGCAAAATTGGTGCGTTTTCAGTGATAGACCTGAATTCATCGCCCTGCAGACGGCCGCTGGCCAATGATTGCTGCAGCTGCAGCATGGCGAACTGCTGATTCTCTTTAGATGCGCCGCCGATAACAAACAGCTTTTGCATCCCTTCCATAAACTGCACTGTTTTCCGCGGGTCAGGAAAAGCGTCACGGGCATTAACGGAAAGGCTGGCCACGGCTTTTGCCATATCCATATACCCGCCACGTGCTCGTTGCGCGGATTCGTAAATCATATCATTCAGTGCGGCCACGTTGGACTGTGAACCGGCTACCAGTGCCAGCCTGGCATTCAAGCTTGTGTATTCATCAGCCAATGCTACAGCTCCTGAAATAGAACCCGCAATACTGTCCAGCCCTCGCATAATGACATTCCCGACAATGTTGCCGGCAAGGATGCTCTTGAACAGTCCCGCTTTTTCGGCAGCATAACCGAAAGAATCTCCCGCGCGCCGGGCGCTTCCGCTGGCGAGGTTTAATTTATTTGATACGGCGTGAGCGGCACGGCTCATTTTTTCCAGCATCGGACTGACACCGTCCCGCAGACTGATATAGTTCTGCAGTGTTGCCATCTGTTGCCCCCTTTCTATTTGTGTTTTAATTTGGCTGTTTGCTTCTTTTCAGATTTAATATACTCATCAACAAAAGCATAAATCATGGCCAATTCGTGTTCAGGCAAAGTAAAGATCTCGTGCGGCAGCCTATGTAGCTTAATAAGCGCAAAATAGGCTACATGCGCATCCAGATCCTTTGCCTTTAAGAGTTTTTTACCGTCTTAATCTTGTCTCCCATACCTGCTTCAAAATCAGATGCTTGGGAAACAGCCGAATACAAATCTGCCAGTTCGCCCGGTGTCAACATCGCTTTAAGTAACTCTTCCGCGCCAATTGCTTCCCAGTCTCCTTGCAATTCTGCATCATTCAGATTAGGGAATACGACAGATTTCAGTGTCATTTCAATCATGAATTTATCTTGGTCAAACTCCATCTTCCAGTCTTTAGTTCCTTTAACCGGAACTCGTTTCGTACAGGCGTCGCGCATACTGTCCATTTCCTCATTAGTAAGTACACGAATTTCCCACGGCACGGGTTTCCCATCTTCCCCCGTAAATCGCTTTGAAGCAACGTACTGCACCGGAGCTTTTTTTATAACATTTTCTTTAAAAAATGCTTTTAGTGTTTTTTCTGCCATTTATT